TATCTACCATACCAGGACATACTGCTAATTTAATACCTTCAAACTCTGGTGTGTATTGCCCCATATGATTAAAAGGAAATGCAGATAAAGCAGAAAAAGCATTGATGTATAATCTGTAAGTAGTAGGGCTCATGTAAATGTATAAGTCCTCTTTAGTGTAAACTGCACTAGGAACAGCAGCAGCTAAAATTCCTAAGTTAGCAATAATGTTTGATGCACTAAAAGCAGTACCTGCACCACCAGAGTTGTCAGCTTCTACGATAGCAGCATCATTCTCAAAGTGTCCGTTACCTGCTTGCATAAAGCCAGTAAACTCGCCACCATTGGAGTCAAGTCCATTCCAAATGTTAGTTTCTACATGGTCAGCAATAGTTGCAGCCAAGTGAGACATCAAGAAAGCTGTAAAGTCTCCAGACATACCATTGTTGTGTGCTCCTGCAGCCATTTGTGCAGCTTGCCAATCTTCTAGTAAGTCTTTTTTACAAAGGTCTGTGTTGATTTGTAACTCCTTAGGGTTAAGTACACGCTCTGTTAAAGTCAATGTACCTGCATCTGTAAAGTCACAGTTTGCATTAGTGATCATGCCACTGGTAGCAACCTTAGTAATGTTTCTTTTAAATTTAACGTTTTCTAATACAGTTAAGTATTCTAGTGATTTTGAAGTTTTCAATGCAGCAGCTAAATACTGTCCTGCATGTTCTCCTGAGTAATTTGATGTAATTGCGAATGCCATCTTTTTTATTTATTAAGGTTATAGTAAAATCTTTGTTTAGCATCTAACTTATTGTAGTCTGCTTTTGATAGTTCAACTTTTTCAGTTGAAAATTTATTTAGTGATACAGCTTTTTCTGCAGGTTGTTCTCCTAGTTCTTTAACTTGTGCAGATAGGTTTGTATTTTCGTCTTGTAATTCAGCAATGTTTTCGTCCTTAGCCATGTTGTCGCCACGTAACTCGTCTAATTCTCCAGATATGCGAGAAATGTCTTTGCGGACCTCCTCAAGCAACTCCTTAACAACTGCGCCAACTTCTGCAAAAATTTCTTTTTCTACTGCAGTCATTTCTTCTTTGTCGTCCTCGTACTCTTTTTCTTCTTCTTCTGCTTCTGTTTCTTCTGCTTCCGCAACCTCTGTCACAACTCCATCAGCATCAACTGTAAATTCGACACCTGCCTCTGTAGTATAGCTACCCTCTGGTAATGGAGTTTGCACTCCGTCCTCGCTTAAAATGTTGATTACAACACCTGCAGCAAGTTCGTCTGCTTCCGATACGATAATAGTTCCGTCAGCTAGTTTGTCTTCCATCATTAGCTGTACTTCTTTTTGTTCTGTTGTCTCCTCGTCAATACCAAGAGCAACTCTAATTCTAGTTTTTAAATCCATTTTAAGCTCGTTTTAAACCTGTTTTTGTAATAATATATAGTAAACCCTTATTTTGTTTCGTTTTACTCTCCGTCAATTTGTTTCAATTTACTCTGCGCCCATCGTATTCCAGAGCTTCCGCCCCAAGCATCCCACATTATGCCACCGCAACCCTCAGTATATGGCACGTCTTTGTTTTTTTGATGTCTCTTGAAACTTGCCATGCGTGCAATAGTATCTCTGCTTATTGGTTTACGATCTGCTAATTGTCTTGCTCGTGTCCAGCCCACTCTCGTACCGCATTTGCTACCTGTTTTCTCTTTAAATTTTATAGCTCTTTTTGCATTGTTACTTGCGCTTTGTGGGTAGTCGGTGTAACTGTTCTGGAAATTATTGAATTTTTTTTTTGCTTCAATAGGTACGCAGTTAGGCACTTTACGTCCGTCCTTAATTTTGTGTCCGTATGGCTCGTAACCTGCTTGACATGGGTTAGGGTCAATAAGGTCTGTTTTTTTGCAATCACATTCCTTGCAACCGCAATCCTCTTTTAGCAACTCTGCAAGCGTTTTTATAATATCATGGTCTGCACAAGGCATGTAAACAGTTTTGCCATCCATAGTATGCTCATGCACACCCTCGCAACCCATCTCTTTTGCAACCTCCAATGCTTCCGCTTCTGTATCATATAGCGGTAATTCCATACCATCTGCTACCATACTACCAACCTTTGCTAGTTGCTCCATACGATCAACGAAATAGCCCTCTATTGACAAGCCTTTTAGCTCTCCGCTTTTTATTCTCTGCCAAACATCGTCATTGTTTACTCGCATACTAACAAACCATGTGCCAACAGGTAGCTCAAAGCCATACAAATTGCTTTTATCTTTTTTGCTGTCTTCAACAATCCAGCTTTCTATTGTATGTACTCCAGTAACTTTGTCTTCATGCTGTATAGTAGCATTATTAGTGTTCTGATGTTTCATATATGCTTCTGCAGCTTGACGTACTGTGTCTGCTGAAAAATGCACGTAATACTCTTTATCTTTTTTAGCATCATATCTGTATATCTGCTTATATGGTATAAGAGCAGGGCTTACTAGCAACCTCTGTTCTTTGTCAACTGCAGCTAGGTTGAGGTTATTTTCCTGTGCATTGAAGTAGATAAAATCTTGCTCAATAGCAGGATCAGTAACTAAGCTAATAGCATCAATAGCTAGTGCTTCGTTGTCTTCGTCGATCACTAATTCTACTATGTCGTAGGTATTAGCACTGCGGCATTCTGCAAGAGTATTGTACATACAGTCTCCAGAATCGCCAAATTTGTATTTTCCGTTATCGCATTTTTTACAAGGCATATTTTTATAGTTTAAATTTGTGCTTTTTGTCTTATTGTTTCTAGTCCTTTCTGGCTATCTGTTATATCGTCTGTTACTACGAATGCTTTGACAGCACCGATTGTCATACCTCCAGAGCCTGTGTCTAACGTACCACCACTTGCAAAACCAACTCCGCCACCTGCTTGGTTAATAGCAGATAAAATAGGCTTAAACATCCTAGTGCTTCTTGCATTAATAACTGTTTCGCCATTACTTAATTTAGCAGATATGCTGTCGCTTGTTCCTGTTCCTGCACCACGTACCATACCACCCCTAGCAAATTGTGGTTTTGGGGTGCTGACTATTGATTGCACCTGCTTCATACCAGCAGCAACAGCTAATGCCGCAAAAGGTATTCCTAGTGGTACACCAAAGTTCGCTAAAGCTTTACTTGCCCCCTCAAAAGTGTTTATAGTTGTTTGTGCAACTGCTGCTGCTTTACCTGCTGCGCTTTCTTTGCCAAATACAGCTTGCATATTTGACAGTCCTGTTTGTAACCCTGCCGCTTTTGCATCAGCAACTGCCTTGTTATCAGCTTTTAGTTTTGCATTATTAGCATCATTAGCAGCTGTTTCTTGTAGTCTGAATTTTTCTGTTATAGCAGCCTTTTGTATCTCTAAACTTTCATGTAGCAGTAGTTTGGTTTGTGCATCTTCTGTTTCTGCTATTTGCGCATTCATTTTTTGCTCTAGTGCAAGCAATTCACGTTCCTGATCACTTTCTGCTTTAAGCAATGCTAGTTGTTCCTCTACTGCATATCTGTTTTTTATTGTTTCAATTTCTTCTGCTTGTTTTTCATCTCTTGCTGCTTGTGCTTCGTCTTCTGCTGCTTTTCTCTTATCTGCACCCTCTTTACGTATAGTATTGACTTTATTGTTTAACTCAATTTGTTTACCGACTGCTTCCTCTCGTATGTTAAATAAGTCAATTTCCATCTGTGCTAACTCGTCTAAGTCTTCTGCACTGCTTTCACTTGCAGCAACCTCTTCTGCTTTTAACCTTAAAGCTAATTCTGCATTTGCAACCCTCTGATCAGTAAGTTCTTTTTCAATACTAAATGCTTTTTGTGCAGCTTCTAATCTCGTAGCTTCGTCTTTAGTTAGGTCTTCTGCAATAAATTTAAGCTCTTGTACCTCTGCTCTACGTCTAGCTGTTTCGACATTGAGCTCACGTTGGCTGTCTTTGAGTTTTTGCGATGCTTTTGTCAAACCAATCATTTGCTGTGTTTCTTTCGCTATCTCTTCGCCAATACCTTTGACTGCACCTTTGACGTCTTGAAATGCACCCTTGACGTCGCCTTGAAATACTTTAACAATAGCACCACCAATTTTGCTAATGCGATCTGTGATTACAGCAATAGCAGCTCCTACTGCTTTAAAGCCAACCTGTAATTGTTCTGCACCTTTTTTAGTTTGCGTAAAGTATGTAATTAGACTGCCGACTGCTAAAACTAGCAAGCCGATACCAGTACTAGCAATACCCATTTTTATGCTACTAAACATGCCTTTAGCAATACCCTTAACCTTAGTAAAACTACCTTTGAGACTGTTGATGCTAACACCCATAACGCTAAAGCTTTGTGCTGCATCTTTAGCCTCAGAGTTTACGTCCTTGATATTTTTTTTAGTTTTTTCTAGCGACTTGTCAATGCCGCTACTGTCGCCCTCTATTTTGTAAATTATTTTTTCTGCCATTTGCCTAGTATCATTTGGTTGTTATCTGTTTTCACTTTATTGTAGCTAGTAATAGCAGGTAGTGTATCTTTTAATGCACCGAAAGCAATGTTAATAATATCGCCTTGCAACTTCACTGCTGTTGTTAATTTTTTCTTATCCAAAACGTACCTCTGTTAAATTTAAAACTACTGTCCAATATGCTGTGTGCCCACTTTCTCCTGTTACATCTACTTTTATAAAGTCTGGTGTGCTATTTGTTGCTGTAAAATCAATATCGTAGTCGAGAGCACTATCTCGTATTGTATGTCCTGTTTGGTGTCCGACCTCTGATAGTGAACCGCCTACAAACTTATATGTAGCATGTCCGTATTCTGTCCATACTTCATTGCTACTAGCATTAAGTGCACAAGCAGTATAATCAAAAGCAATAGCATATTCGTATGCTTCATCAATTCTGTATCTGTTGTCATCGATACCGCCTATGTAAATCTCAGTTGCATTTTCGTTAGTAGTTGTGCCATTATAGTGTACAACACAATATCTGCTTCTGTTCTGTGTTCCGCTGTACCCTAAAGCAACTTCGCCATCATTCATAGTGTACACCCCAGAGCCAAATATAAAGCTGTTATTAGCTTTAATGTAATTAGTGTCACCAATAGCATTATTGTTAGAGCCATGCACCTCATTTAGTGAGCCCCTTACATTGTTAGCTCCGCCTGTTAATTTATTAAACACGCTACCTTTTTGTACGCCCTCTGGAATTTGTGCTTTAAATTTACTGTAATTATAGCATTTGCTATTTTTAAATGTATATCCGTATGCTAGACAGTCGTCTTGCGTTCCTACTTGTCCTCGTCCTGTTTGATCAACAAATAAAACCTGTCCGTCAGTACCTATTGAATGTAGTTTTTTTGCCATTTATATTCTGTATAGTTCTACTTTTGCAAGCTTAGTGTCATCTGTGTTATATGTTATCTTGTTGACTTTGTATAGCACGTCTTTTATCATTATTCTATTAGCAAAGCTAAAGTTGTATATGTCACTAGCTTTTAGGTTAATCCTTACCTCGTATAGTATGCTGTCTGCTGTATTGTATCGCTCTTGCACATATTCGTAGTAATACTCGTTAAATAATGTGCGTGTAGTTGCTACGATAGGTAAATAGGACACAGCAGGTGCAGGTGTACTAAAGCTTAACATTTTTGTATTAGTGGTAACGTTAGGAATGTCATCTGAATATATGTGTGCTGTACTACTTACTGTGTGTTCGTAGCCAGGCTCTAAGCTATCGAGATGTATGCCCCCTAATGCACTAACATCAAAGGTTGTATAGTTTTTATAAAATAATCTAGGCTTATTAGGCATAGCTAGTACATTAAAAAAACCGCTAACTGTTGTTTGTACTTCCTTACCTATGTGAAGCATAGTGCCTAAACCCTCCTCGTGATGTTGTACGTATGCAGGTGCAAATACTTCAAGTTGTATATCAATATCCTGCACAGCATCTGGATTGATTAAATAAGTTAAATCGCCATACTTTGAGTTAGCATATAACTCGTATCTATCTAGGTAAAAATCTTCGACCTCTGCAAACTTAAAGCTTATTTGTCTAGTTGGTGGTACAGGTTGTATTTTTGCATCTGTAATGTCAACTTTTTCTGTCCAGTCAATAATAGCACCATTCGTGTAATCTGAATATGGCTCTATATTTAAGTTTTTATTGCCATTAGGCTCTGCTACTAAATTAAATATCTTAAATACGTCACGCAATATGTCTACCATTTTTGTATCTGGGAGCGTTGCAGCTAGTATAAAGTTCATCTCTTCTTGTGAGTGCTCTATAAAATAAGCTTGATTTGCGCCCCATAATGTACCTGCTGTGCCTGTATCTGTAAAATGTACAAAATGTGATGAAGTATCGTGATTAGTATAGTATGATATTTTTATAACAGCACCTTGCTCTAGTCCATAAAAATTATAGTTCCAAAACACCTCGGTTGCATCACCTTGCTGGAGTTGTGTCGATCCGATAATGAATGTACCATTTAGCGCAGCATTGGTGTTGCCTGTAATTACAGCCTGTACAAATAGTGTTGGGTTAGCTGCACTAGACAAAACCTCGCAATCAGCAGCAACTGCACCAACGCAATGTAAATCGCCAAAAAACTGCATTGTATATGATTGTAATGTCGAGTTAAGCCCACCTGTTGGGTTTTGCACGTCACTCATAGGAAAGTTAGTAGCAGTAGCTTGAGTGTTTGGTATTTCGTAAGCTGCAGAGTTTGTGTTAACATCGGA